GATGATGGGCACGTCACCCCCGTACCCTTCAGAGGATTCGAGCAGCTTCTTGAAGAGCGCACCCGCCGAGGCTAGGTTGATGATCAACTCCTGTCGGTTGTAGGGCAGATCGAGCACCCGCGCGAAGCCGCGCCGGTATTCGAAGACGTCTTTAGCCGAGGGCATCTTCAGGATGTGCGACACCGTGCCGCCGAGAACACGCAGCGTCACCCGGAAGGCATCACCAACTTGCTCGACGTCATCGACATCGGCCTGGCTCAACTGCTCGATGATGCGGCTGGCTTCGAAGGCATCGACCTCGGGTGCATTCTCCTCGGGCACCCGGATCTTGGCGAGTAGCGCAGCATCGGCTTCCGCCGAATCGGGGATCGTCGTTTCCGACACGCCGCGGCCCAATTGCTTCACGATGACCTTACGCCTCTTCTGGCGGTCGATCCACTCCTCGTCGGTCGGGAAGCGCACACGGACCGGCTTCACGCCGTCAGGCGTGCGTAGGTGAATGGTGATGGGTTGCTTTGCGTCAAACATGAGAGTCCTCTCTACTGACAGATCCCGTCCACGTTGCATTTGGTCACCGCCGAGACGATACCGTTGGTCTCATCCCACATCGGCAGGCATTCGACCGAAACGGTGACGATGCCGTCGGTGTCGCCGACTTCGGCCGAGGCGAAGGAGACCTTGTGCCAGGTGATCTCAAGCGAGTTGTTTGCGTCGTAGGTGAGCGCCAGGACCGCTGTGCCTGTGGTCTGGCTCTTGAGCTTCGTGAGTTCGGTCGAGCCGTTCTCGAATCGCGCTACGAAGCGCAGCGTCCCCTGGCGGTTTCCAAACTCGAGGCGGCCACGGATGGCGCCGCTTGCGCCGTCGCCCGGCGTCTGGAAGCCCGAGCCGGGATAGAAGCCGCCGTCGAGGCGGACGTTATTCTTCCAGGAGGTCTCCAGCGAGACGATGTTCTTGTTCGAGACGTAGTTGACGCCGTTGATCGAGAGCGCCAGCGACGCCGACGGCAGGAGCTTCTCGACCGTCGCCGCCGGCATGGTGATGCCCGAGGGCTCGACATACTTGCCCGACCCCATGAACTCGACCGTGATCTTTGAGTTCGCACGACCAGGCCCCGAGCCGATCGAGATGGTCCAGCCTTCGACCACACATCCCACCGCCATCCGGTCGACGACGATGCCCGCGCCGGGGCGGATCTGCTCGACAAAGGAGAAGTAGGGCAGTTCGGCCGCATCACCGTTTGCGGGGAACAGCGGCGTGCAGGTGTAGGTGAAGTTCGGCGTCGTACCCGACTTGACGACTTTGCCAAGGCCGAACGCCATCGCCCAGGCGCCGATCTCCGCGCCCAAATACTTCTCGAGCGTCCCGTTCACGTCCCAGGACGTCTGGAAGGACTGCGTCGGAAACTCGTGGCCCTTGCCGAACTCCTCGGCGTCGTTTTCGGTGTTGAGCTTCGGGTTGGCGAGCGTGGCGTTCAGCTTCCGCAACTGCCACATCTGGACGCCGGTGTTGGGCGTAGCGATGCCAGCCTGCTTCTGCTTACCGAAGCAGATCTGGATTTCCTGCATCCGCGCGACGGACATCAGGCGTTACCTCCTCTTCCGTGACTTGCCGCCAGCCGCGCACCATGAGCGGCACGATCTTTGCCGGCGTGGCTTCCACTTCCTGCACCTCGCCATCGGGCGAGCGCATGAGCACGGTTTCAGTCATCTCCCATCTCCATGAAGCTGAGAGGAACCTCGAAATAGTCGAGCCCCTCAGCGTCGGTCTGCCGTTGGATCAACGGCAGGTCCATAGGGTGACAGGCGGGGTGGACCATGGCGATGAGCATCGGCACGCCCGTGGACGCCGGCACACCCTTCGTGATCAACCGGAACAGCCGGTAGTAGGCGGTGGGCGGGTCGCCGTCAAAGGTTTCGCGCGCTCGCAGGTAGAGCGTGACTTGGTGCCGCCAGACATCGACGCCGCCGAAACTCGAGGGCTGCGTCCCTTGCCAGGCGGCCATAATCCCCGGCGCGGGCATGTCGTGGATTGCCGCCGCGAGGCTCGCGCGCTTCGGATACTGATCGTGGTAGGCGAAGATCCGCTCGGCGTCGCCCTCCATCTCCGCGACCAGTTCCGGGATGTCGCGCAGCAGGGCGACCAGGTTGTCGACCAGTTCCGCCGGATTGATCATCGCTGCTTTCCTCCCAGGGCGCGTTCCACAAGTAGGCGTGGCTTCATTGCGTCGAGCATCTTCCGGGCAGCCTTAAGCACGGCCGCCTTGTTCTTCGGCGAGAACACCATCCACGCCTCGCGCTTCTGGTTGGCCCAAGCCTTGATCCGGTCCTTGCGGGTCGAGACGTTGGCCTTGGCCCGGTTTTCGCTGACCGTGCGGACCTGGAAGTTGCGCAGCAGGTCACCAGTGAAGGTCAAGTTCCGACGGTTGCCCTTGCCCTTCCGGGCTTTCCAGATCGCATAGCGCTTGGTGAGCGGCTTGGCAGCGGAATCCTCCGGCCCCTGAGCCGCGGCGACCCGCACTTTTACCGCCGCGACGCCCGCCGCGCCCAACTCATACATCTGGCGCTGCCGGAAATTCAACAGGTCGAGCCGCAGTTGCTTCTTCTGGTAGACACGAACACTGGGCATCGATCGCCTCCGAGAACTTGTGCGCAATTGCCCACAAGTCGTAAACCTCCGCCAGATTTGGCGGAAGTCCGACTTCCGGAAGATTTTCCGGAAGTCAGTTGGCTCTGCGTAGCCGGAGCACGGCGGCGCCCTCGGCGTCGGCCTCAACGTCGAAGACCTTGTAGCGGGTGCCTTCGATCTCGACCTCGTCGCCGCGCACGGGCGCCGCAGGCAGGTCGGCGAGCCGGACAAACAGCACCGCATAGACGCCCGGCGCGGCATCCTCGGCTTCACGCGCCGGTTGAAACACTGCACGGACTGTCGCCGCGCCGCCCGCCTCGGGCAAGTAGACGACCTCGCGGCCGAACGTGTTGACGACGGCCGCGTTCAGGTCGCTCACGGCCGCTTCCCAGCCGCTCATGGTCAGGACTTCGTCCCCTTGACCAGAACCTCGGGCCGCAGGCAGATCGGCAGCGGGTTCTGCTGGGTGTGCAGGTCCGTGCCCCGGCCAAACTTCCGCGGCTCCTGCTTGGCGTAGAGCGGCAAGCCGAGGGTGTTCGCCGTCTCGTTGAAATCCGCCGGAGCGAAGAACGTCCGGAAGGTGTTGGCGGTGCCGAGCGGGAAGAAGTGCGCCTCGTCGTCGGCGATGAATTTCCGCACGGCTCCAGAGGCGTCGGTCGCCTGGCCGCGGTACTCCTCGAACGTCACGCCGCCGAAGGTGAACCCCGTGCGGTAGTCGTTGCCGAGCTGCTGGTTACGCTGGTAATACTGGAAGGCCTCTTTCACCTTCGCATGCGTCGTGAAGGCGTCATAGAAGCCCGAAGAGCACAGGCACAGGATGCCCGTCATGAACTCGCCCTTGAGGTTGTCCTCGATGTGGCGCTTCACTTCGAGCACCTTGAGCAGCACCTCGGTCGAAGCCGTGCCGAGGGCGAAGTTCACGGTCTTCGGCGTGATGTCGAACTCGGTGTAAAGGTTGTAGAGCACCGAGCCGTCGGCGTCGAGGATCACGCCCTTGAGCGCGCCCATGCGCAGGTGCTCGAGCGTGATCGCGTGCTTGTTGCGCATGTTCTGGAGCTTCTGGGCGAGCAGTTCGGCGAGCGCCTCGGTCTCCGACTCCGAGCCGAAGGCGCGGATGCCCTGGACTTCTTCGGGCAGCACGGCGTCGTCGTGCGGAATGTGGGGGATGACGAACGAGCGCACCTTCCGTTTGCCCTGCGTGCCCACGGTGCCGGGCGCGCCCACGGGCTGCGTGGGCAGCAGGTTCAGCACGCCGCTCATCTCCTCGATGATGATGGTGCGGGTGCGGACACCGGTGGCGGGCATCAGGTTCAACTGCTCCAGACGCCCGTAGGTGTTGGGGATCTTGTTGATGGCCGCCGTCAGGGCGACCATGTTGAACGCATCGGTGGCGAATGGATTGAGCATCGGCATGGGGTAGGCTCCTTCCCGGACGAGAATGCCCAGGGCTTTGAGTTGACTGATGGCGGCGGTCTTCTGCGGGCCGGTGACCGAGCCGGGCCAGACGAGACCTTTGTCCGAGCAGATGGCGTGGCGCGCGACGATGACGCCCGGCTGGTCGGCCGTGCTCGCGTCAACGGCGTTCAGGAGCACGCCGGCGGCTGTTTCCGAGCCGTCCGTCGCGCCTGGCGCAAGCTGCGTCACCTTGCCGCTGGCGGTGATGATGCCGACCACGGTGCCGGTCGCCAGGTTCTGGCCGCTCGCGACCGTGACCTCGTCGCGGCTGTAGAGGTTGTCCTCTTCGAATTTAAGCCAGTCGCCGAGGTAGTTCGATTCGGATTGAACAGGCATGGGTTACTTCGCTCCTTTCGCGCCCGCCAAGGCCAGGCAGGCCTTGACGACCGGGTTTTCCCCGAGGTTCTGCTTCGACGTGGTGCTGGCTTCCGGCAGAACGTGGGACCGGATCTCTTCCCTGTCAGCCTCGGCCCGCAACGCGAGCAGTTCTTTGCGGACCTCGGCCGCCGACAGATGCCGGCTGATAAAGTCGCCGGCGAGCGAGGGCCGGCCGGCGATCGAGCTCAGGACGACGATCTCGGCTGCCTCGGCGTAGCCCTGCTCGCGGGCTTGGGCCTCGATCGCGGCGAGATCGGGAACGGGCGGACTCGCGGCCGCCTGGGTTGTTTCAGACACTGGAGTGCCTCCTTTCGTGAACTTGGGTCTTGAGAACGATTCGGTCATGGCGGCCAGGGCCTCGCGGAACGTGCCGACGCGGTCGGCCAACCCTCGAGCCACGCTGTCCTCGCCGTAAAAGATGCCCGCTTCGGTCGAGCGCACGGCTGCGGCGCTCAGGCTCCGGCGGCGCGCCACGGCATCGACGAACATGCCGTAGAGCCGGTCGACTTCGCCGACCAACACACCTCGGGCGCCCTCCGACAGCGGCTCGTGCGGATTGAAGTCGTTCTTGCGGTCGCCGGCGAAGATCGTCGTGTAGCGGAGACCGTTGGCCGCGTCCCACCCGCTCTGGTCAAGGTGCATGGCGATGATGCCCACCGAGCCGACACCGCCCGTGCGGGTGACCCAGATGCGGTCCGTGGCCGAGGCGAGCAGATAGCCGGCGCTCAAGGCCCAGTCGTCGACCGAAGCCCACACGGGTTTTACCCGCGCGGCCTCCTCGATCAGGCTCGCCACGTCCCAGGCGCCGTTGGCCTCGCCGCCGTAGCTGTCGAAACGGAGCAGGATCCCTCGGACCTGCGGATCGGTAGCTGCCTCGAGGATCTCGTTGCCCAACTGCTCATAGGAGGTGAGCCCCGATTGCGCGTCCATCCCGGAGGCGCGGTTGACCAGGCTGCCCGAGACCTCGATGACGGCGACACCGTCATCGGTGACGGCGTAAGGTTTCCGCGACCGTTGTTCGGTGAACAGTGCTGCGTCCACGGCGGGCGGCTCCAGGCCGAGGCGCGGAGCCAGCACGGCCAGGATCGCCGCGAGCTTCTTCGAATCGATCATCAGCGGCGTGTTGAACACGCGCGAAGCGATGTGCGGGAGATGCGTCATGGGATTTCCGTTGCCGGTTCCTTTTCGATCACGCGCTGCCCGTTGCTCGTGGTCTTGCGGGGATCGGAGTCGTAGACGTTGCCGTATGAGTCGGCCCGCGCGTTGTCGGCGGCGGCCTGGCGGTCAACGTCCTCCTCGTCGTAGCCCATCTCGTTGATGACGGCGCTGCGCGGCTTGAAGCCCGCGCGCACGGCCGTGACCTCGGCGTTCATGTCCTTGAGCGGATCGACCCAGGCCCCGGAGGGCGGCCGCCATTCGACATCGAGGTAAGCTTCGGGCGCGCGGGCGTAGTCGCGCGCATCGATCGCGCCGGTGAGGGCCGCCGCTTCGATCCACGCCCGCCACACCGGGCGGCAGAACTGAAACACCATCACCTGGTGCTGGAACTGTTCGCAGCGCCGCCGGAACTCGAGCAACCCGGCGCGGATCGAGGAGTAGTTGACGCGCTCGAGGTCCCCGGTGAGCTGCTCGTAGGTGATGCCGAGGCCCGCGGCGATCGCGCGCAACTGCACCCGCATGAACTCCGTGTACATGCCGCCCACGTCGCCCGGCTCGGTGAACTTCACGTCCTCACCGGGCAGCAGCTTCACCATTGAGCCAGGCTCAATGCCGGCCAGCGGCGCGCCGCTTGCATCCGTCTCGCCCTCGCCCGGCTTTGCGCCGATCACCGGGTCCTCGGGATTGTTCTCCGTGATGAACGCCGCAAACATCGCCGCCAGCTTCTTGCGCACCAGCTCGGCGTCGTCGTACTGATCGAGTTCGTGGAGCTTGACCAGGACCTGCGTGAGCCACGGCTGGCCGCGATGCTGCCCAGGCCGCAGCGGCTTGTAAATGTGCAGCACCGACTCCGATGGCACGCGCGTTGTTTCGCCGGCGTTGAAGAACATGAGCTTCTCGCCCGGATGCTCGCGGTAGAGGTGGTAGGCCACGCGGCGGCCGAGTTTGTCGAACTCGATTCCGGCCCGGATGACGTTTCCATTCGGCAGATTCTCGTTCTTCGCCGTGGGCAGGTGCTCGGCTTCGAGCAACTGGAGCTGCAGCGGAATCGTCAGGCCGTCCTCGGGCCGGCGGTCGCGGATGCGTACCAGACACTCGCCGCCCTCGATCGTCGAGCGGCACACCAGCGCCTGGAGCCCGTAGAAGTCCGTCAGGCCCGCGGCGTCGGCCTCGTCGGTCCAGCGCAGCCAGAGTTCCTGAAGCCGGCGCTTCACAGCCGGGTCCGGATGTTTCGACTGGGGCTTGATGCCTGTGCCGACGGCGTTGCCGACGAAGCTTTCGACCGCGTTGCTCGCCCAGGCGTTGCGGCGGACCATGTCGCGGGAGCGCGCGCGCAGGGCGTCGCCGCCGCCCGCCACCAGGGCGTTGATGCCCTCGTTCGATGGGCTCCACCCCAGCGTGCGGCGCGTGCTGGCGGCGGCTTCGTAACCTGCAAGCGCCCGCAGCGGAGCGAACGCCGCCCGCACGAGATTCCGCCAGTAGCCCATCAGAAACCCTTGGTCGTGTAGGCCCGGACCACGCGAGAGCGCGGCCGGGCCGGATCTGCCGCCGCCATGGCAGCTTTCACTTCGGCGATCGCCTTTTTGAGTTCCTCGACGCTGCGGTATTCGACGTTCCGGCCTTCGAACGACACGCGTAGCATGCCGCTGGCCAGGGCCGCCTCGAGCGCTTCAAGTTGAGTGTGCGAGTAGGCCATGGATCGCGCCCTTATCGCTTCATCCAGTTCGAAGCGACCGTCCGGCGGCGCACCGGCCGCACGGATGGTGGAGCGGGAGACTCGGGTTTCGTCACCAGCGCGGGCAAGAACTGCTCGAGCTCGCGCCAGTGCCTCTCGGTGAAGCGGTCGATGCCGTAGATCGAGGCCGCCGCGCGTGCATAGACCCGGCAGTCCAGCGCCTCGTTGCGCCGGTTGGGCGCGACGACCCAGTGGCCCTTCACCAGGCTCTCCGCGGTCAACTGCCGGAAGTACTCTTCCTCGTAGCGCGGGAAGTGGCAGTAGCCCGCGGGGAACGGCTCGCCGCTTTCCTTCGTCGGCGGCACGAGACGCAGGCGGCTGTAGAGTTCCGACTTCGCCACCGGCGTCCCGAGCGTCCACAGCCGTGTGCCGCGCCGCTTGCTCGCATCCACGGGCGAGGCGCCCAGAATCAGCCGGTCCGTGCGCGCCGTGCCTTTCACCGCCACGGTGGTCTTGGGATGCGCGGCCCGCGCGCCGGCCGGGCCCCAGGAGGCCTGCGGGTGCTGGCGCACCCAGTCGTAGGTGATGCGCGGGTTGAAGCCTGAGTCGACGCAGAGCACCCGAATGGGCAGCCGCATGCCGCATGCATGCGGGAACTCTTCCTGAAGCAGCGCGTCGAGCTGCCGCCAGACATCCGCTCGCGCCGTGTCGCCCACGAGCACCCGGTAGTCGACCGACCAGGACTCCTTTCCTCGCCCCCAGGCCACCACTTCGACCTCGATCCGGTCCCGTTGCACGTCAGCGCCAGCGGTGAGAAACAGCCCGCCCCGCGGGACTGCCCCGATCGGATAATCCTCGCGGCGGTCATAAAGCGGCTGCCAGTCGGGCGCGTCGCCGCGCTCTTGCCACGACTCGCCGAGCACGAGATTCACAAACGACTTCAGCCGCTCGACATCCTTCTGCGCCTTCTCCCAGTCATCCGCCGCGCGCTCCCACGAGTACCAGCCCACGGGGCTGTACAAGCTAGACAGGTGATACCCGCGCGTGCGCCCGTCGCCTGCCGCCTCGGGTCGCCACTCGCCGCGCGCGAGCATCCCGTTCTTCTGGTGATTGAAGATGGCCTGCTCGCAGGCGATGCAGTGGTAGGCCGCCTTGCGCGGCTCGCCCTTGGGCCAGCGTAGCCGCTCGAACTTCAGTGTCTGAAATTCGCCGCAGTGCGGGCAGGGCACCCAGTAGCGCCGCTGGTCGCTTTCGGCGAACGCCGCCTCGATCCGGCTCAAGCCCGTCACCAGCGGGGTTGAACACATGAAGACCTTGCGCCTGGAGAACGTCCGCGTCCGTGCGAAGGCCAGGTTGATCGGGTCGCCCTCGCCGTCGACGTCGCCGGGATAAGCGTCGATCTCATCCAGGAACAGGTACCGCACCGCCATCGAGCGCAGCCCCACGGCGCTGTTGGCCCCGGTCATGACCAACACGCCGCCGGGGAACTCCTTCGACAGAACCGTATTACCCGAGTCGCGCGAGCGCGGGCTCTTCACCAACTCGCGCAGCACGTCGCTCTCCTCGATCAGCGGATCGATGCGCTGCTTCGAGTTGCGTTTGGCCAACTCGACCGTTGGCTGCACGACCATCATCGGCCCGGGCGATTTGTGGATCACGTAGCCGACCCAGTTGTTGCCGCACTCGGTGCCGCCGATCTGACTACCCTTCATGAAGACCACGCGTTCCACCGGCGATGCCGGCGAGAGCGAGTCCATGATCTCGCGGAGGTACGGCGTGCGCTCCGTGCGCCACGGGCCCGGCTCGGCCGCTGCTTTGCCGGACAGCCTCCGGTAGCGGTCCGCCCACTCGGAGACCGTCAGTACGGGGTCCGGCCTCAGACCCGCGTTGAAGGCGGCGTTGTAGATCTCAGTCGCTGTTTGGGCCGGCAAGGACATCCAATGCTCTCAGGATCTCGTCGCTCAAAATGCGATGGACCCTGCCCTCATCACTCTCCGCCGCCAACGTCGCCGCTACCCGGTCGGGAATGTTCAGCATGTTGTCGCGGACCACGCGCCCGCGCGTGAACCCCGCCACCTGCACCTCATCGCGATCCACAACCTTCGCGATGCGCTCCTCGAACTCGAGCTTGGCCAGCCGCGCCAGGTAGCTCTCGCGGATCGCCCGCGCGCGGAAGTAATCGAGCCCGGCGGCCGGCGCCTCGGCCGGCTCTCGCGTTGTGGAGGCTACCGGACGCGCCCGTCGCTGCCCGGGCCGCGTCTTCGCATTCCATTCGGCATCGGCGCGGTCGCTGTCGATCAGGCCGTCCGCGGTGGGCGTAATCCGCCCGGAATGGATCGCTTTTTGCACAGCCGCCAGGCTCACGCCGCGATGTTTGGCATACGCGCGCAGGCTCATGAGCGGCATGGAACTTTCTCGCGATTCGATGGCGGAATTCGCTTGCTTCTACGCGGAACCGAAGCGATGAATGGAGTCGCGATGAGGAACACGAAAATGCAGAAGCACGCCACAAAGGTGGGCTTCTTTATCCGCCGCGTCCCTGGTGCCTGGGCCATCCTCGACATTCACGGCCAGGTGCTCGACAGCGGATTCGCGTCCGAGGCGGCGGCCGCGGATTTCATCGTCCGGTTCTGCCAGGACCACCGGATGCTGTACGCGATCTACTACTGACCACACCACGGAGAAACACCATGACCGCAACACCCTACGTCGAATGCTCGCTTTGCGACGAGGCGAAGCCGATCCACCGCGAGCTTGTGTTGACCAACCGCGAGGGACTCCTCCTCGACCGGGCCCGTTTCTGCCGCGACTGCTGGAACGACATCCGGCATTCGGTTGAAGACGCGAGCGGCCTCATTGACCGCCGCCAGGAGGACTGACGCCATGGCAATGACGCGCGAAGAACTGATCGCCTGGGCCACCCGTAACGGCTGGAAGCTCGACCGCTGGGGCCACCTCAAGAAGGAGTTTCCCAACGGCACGCACCGCTTGAAACTCAGCCGCATTGCCGCGCGACACGAGCTCTCGACCCCATTCGGATGGGCGAGAGTTGCGAGCGGCTACTTCAAGAACTTGCACCTAACCGCCGACGATCAACTCGCCGGCATGACCCGATAGAAAGGACACCTGCTATGACGACGTTTGCCATCGACAACGACGACACCATCACCGCCTACCTCGCCGGGGAAGCGATCCCGGAGGACCACGCGCGATTCTCGAGCGAGAAGGAACTCGCCAAGCTCACCGCCAACTGGCCCGCCGACCGTCTGGTCGAGATCTGGAACGGCTTCGCCGGCGTGCCGCCCTTCGGCGACCTGAAGCCGGTCAAGAAGTTCACCGACCGCAAGACCGCCGTGGCGCGGATCTGGCGCGCGGTCCAAGCCCTGACGCCCACCGCGCCGCCGCAGGCCGCCCCTGTCGCGCCGATGCAGGGCAGGGCGGCCAAGGAGGCCACGCGGCCCGCGGACGCGCGCGAAGGCTCGAAGAAGGCCATCGTCCTCGAACTCCTGCGCCGTCCCGAAGGCGCCACGCTCGCCGACATCATGTCCGCTACCGGCTGGCAAGCTCACAGCGTTCGCGGCTTCATCTCCGGCGCGCTTGGCAAGAAGATGGGACTCACGGTCGCGTCCTTCAAGACGCCCGAGGGCGGCCGGGCGTACCGCCTTCCCGCCAAGTAGCCACATCTCGTCTTCTCCTCGCCGCCGGTCTCAATCGCCGACGGCGTTCCTGTTCCGGATTTCCTCCGCCAGCGCTTCCAGGCGCGCCTTCACGTTCTCCTCGCGTAGCTCGCATTCCGAAGAGCGAACAAAGGTGCCGTTGATCCTGGTAATAATCCGGTTCTCCAATTCAGCCAGTTCCTTGCGCACCTCGGCCAGCAATGCCCGGTTCTGAAGGCTCACGTAGGTGGCAATCAGACCCGAGACCAACCCGATGGCTGGCACGATGGCAGTCAGGAGCCGTTCATCCATTGCTCACGCTCCCGGTGCAGGATCCGCAACTCCTGCGCCCAGTCGTGCAGCGCCAGGCACAGGCCCGCGACGTCCGGATGGCCCGAGCGCAGCAGCGCCTCGGCTTCGGCCATCTCCCATTCGCATCGTGCGACCTCACGCCGCCACTGCTCCTCGCTCCAGGGCGATCTCTGCGAACCCTCGTCCGTCGGATTCGAGCACGGCGCGTTTGCCAGAGAACTCTTCAAAACGCCGGACGATGACATCGCAGTACTTCGGCTCCAACTCGATCAGCCGCGCATAGCGTCCCGTTTTCTCGCAGGCGATCAGCGTCGAACCCGACCCAGCGAAGGGATCGAGCACCGAGTCGCGGCTCTTGCTCGAGTTGCGGATCGCCCGCTCCACCAACTCGACCGGTTTCATTGTCGGGTGCAGGTCGTTGGCGACGGGCTTCTTGACGAACCACACGTCGCCTTGGTCGCGGGCGCCGCACCAGTAGTGGTCCGAGCCTTCCTTCCAGCCGTAGAGGATCGGCTCATACTGCCGCTGGTAATCTGCGCGGCCCATGGTGAACGTGTTCTTGGCCCAGATGAGGAACGTGGACCAGTGGCCGCCCGCCGCGGTGAATGCTTTGTGCAGAGTGTGCAGCTCAGACGACGACATGCAGATGTAGACGGCGCCCTTCGTCACCGTCAGCATGTTGGTGCAGGCGTCGCGCAGGAAGGGTTCAAACGCGGGGCCGAGGTTATCGTTGGCAATCCGGCGATCGTTCTTTCGAAGCTTGTCCTTCATCGTCGCGCCGTAGTTCACCCCATAGGGAGGGTCTGTCCAGGTCATGTCGGCCAGCCCGCCGGCCAGCACCTTCTCAACGGCTTCCATCTGCGTGGCATCGCCGCAAAGCAGCCGATGATCCCCGAGCAGCCACACATCGCCGGGGACCGTTACGGGGGCTTCGGGTGTCTCCGGGACCGCATCGTCCTCGGTGTTGCCGGCGATAGATCCGTCGGGATCCGCAAGCAGCGCCTCGATCTCCGCGTCTTCAAAGCCCCGCAGGTCGAGATGGAAGTCGTCCTCGCGCAGAGCCTCGAGTTCGACCCGCAGCATCTCCTCATCCCACCCCGCGTTCTGGGCAAGCCGGTTGTCGGCAATCACCAGCGCACGGCGCTGCGCCTCACTCAAGTGATCGAGCACGATCACCGGCGCTTCTGTCATCCCGAGCTTCCGCGCGGCCATCACGCGCGCGTGGCCCGCGACGATCACGCCATCGGCTCCGACGAGGACCGGATTTACGAACCCGAACTCGGCGATCGACGCCGCGATCTGGGCGACCTGCTCCTCGGTATGGGTGCGGGGATTCCTTGCGTATGGAATCAGCCGTTCGAGGGGCCAGCGCTCGATGTGGAGGTCGGGCTTCACTTCTTGTTGTAGGGCGCTTGCGCCGGCGTGCCGTCGGGGTTGGCGAAGTGGGCGAGCACGGCAGTGAGACCCTGCACCGCCGACAGCCCGACCATGGCCCAGAACTTGCCACGCCCGGGCAGCAAGTCGACTGAGGCGTTCAAGCCTTGCGCCACGAGCGCCAGCATTTGTATCGCAACGTTGACTGAGAACTTCATCTTGGTCAGCTCCCTGAATTCGTTCACCAGCGGTCGCAGCCGCCACCAGATCCGCAGTTCGCGAATCATCGGAGTGCAAAAGCGGGACGGCCCCGCGGAGGAGTGCGGGACCGCCCCTTCATGCGCCCGGAGGAGAAAGACTACTTGCGGCTGGCGAGTGCGTCGGCCACCGCGGCCGCGACCACCGCGCCGATGGCCTTGAGCGAGACGTCGTCGAGCGAGACCGCCCGGGCGGTCAGCGTGTCGCCCGCGCCTTGCTGCACGGGGTTCCACTGTCCGTCGATGGCGATGTCGCCGTGACGCCCGGCCTGCTTCGAGACCAGGTTGGCCGTCTCAACGGCGTTCTGAAGCGCCTGCGAGGCGATCTGGTTCAGCCGAGTTTGCTCGGTGAGAGCCTGCCGCGCGGCCTGAATGTCCAGGTCCTGGTAGACGTCGTAGGTCCGCTTGATGTTGGCGAACGTCACGCGCTGGTTCTCGCTGTGGGCGGCCCCAGACGTGGCGCGCGTGTTCTTGAACGATTCGTCCGTCCCAGTCTCGAACTCGCGTTCGGCCTGGTTCGGCGTGGCAACTTCAGGCATGGTGATTCACTCCTTCACGTGTTGGATTGAAATGGTTCGCCCGTCACCGCATGGACGGGCGTGAGCTTCAAGGTCTCCTGCAATCGGCGCAGGATGACATCGCAGTAGGCCGGGCTGATCTCGACGCCGAAGCCCGAGCGCCCGAGCAGCCCGGCGGCGACCAGCGTCGTGCCGCTGCCCGCGAACGGATCGAAGATCACATCGCCCGCGTCCGAGAACGCCTTGATGAAGAACTCCGGGATGGCGCGCGGAAACGGCGCCGAGTGGTTCCCCTGCGAGGACTCGGTCTTGGCTTCGATCACGTTCGACGGCCGCGCCAGGCCACCGTGTCGCCCTTCGAGGTCGTTGGCGTTGCGGCGTGTGGTTTGCCAGGCAGCATGGTTCTTGCCCTTGTCGGCCGCCGCACCACGAGGTCCCGTGCCGAGCAGCCCGCTGCCCGAAGTCGACTTCGGATTGTCGGGCGAGTAGTCGAAGCAGTCATCGGACCAGTGGCCCACCTCGCGCGGCCGGAACTTGATCTTGCGCTCGCGCGAGAAGTGGTAGACCGGCTCCCAGGCGGTCTTGAAGCGGGTCGACCAGCCGCCGGGCACGCCGTCGTCGGTCTTGCGCCAGCAGAACTCGTCGACGAACCGCCAGCCCCATTGCCGCTTGTGCGCCAGCACCAGGTCCATCACATAGGTGTGGCGTTCGCCTTCGTCGGCGTGGGCTTTGATGTTGAGGAAGTAGGAACCGTTAGGCGCGAGCACCGATTCGATCGCTGCGGCCACATCCTGGAACCAGGCGACGTACTTCTCCGGCGGCACCGGCGCGAAGCCGCTCGACGGATCGTACTGCCGCTGCGTGGCGTAAGGCGGCGAGGTGATGACCACGTTCGCCTTCCGGCCCTCGAACAGCTCGGCGATGACGCTGCGATCGCGGCAGTCGCCGCAGATGAGGCGATGCGGCCCGATCAGCCACAGGTCGCCGGGCCGGGTGACCGCCTCCGCAGGCACTTCCGGCACGGAGGCCGCGGCGGCGTTGGACTCGGGCTCCGCGTCCCGTGCGAGCGACGCCAGGAAGTCGTCGATCTCTTTCTGATCGAACCCGGCCAGCGTCGCGTCGAATCCGGCATCCGCGAGTTGCTTCAGTTCGAGCGCCAGCAGTTCGTGGTCCCACCCGGCCAGCTCCGAGAGCCGGTTGTCAGCCAGCAAGTAGGCTCGCCGCTGGTTCTCATCGAGGTGATCGAGCACGATCACCGGCACTTCGTCGAGCCCCAGTTTCTTCGCCGCCAGCAACCGCCCGTGCCCGGCCACGATGCCGTCGCGCGAGTCGACCAGAATCGGGTTACAGAAGCCGAACTCCGCAATCGAAGCCGCGATCTGCG